ACGTATTCGACGTTTACCCTTGGCTGCAGTCTTATCTTGGTGCTTATTGCCTTGGAGGCTCTGGCTCTTATCAAGTTCGTACTGTGAGGGGTTGAGATGCCAGGAGCACTAGACAGTTTATTCAAAAACGTTGCCAAATCAGTTGTCGCTGATCTGGGCAAATCCCTTGACACGACAATCACTTACACGCGCAAGGTATCGCCAACGTATAACACCAGCACTGGTGCGTTAACGACGACTGACACGTCTTACTCTTTTGACGTCCCAATCGAATTTGTGCAGTCAGACGAAGAAGAGGGTCGTGAAGAGCGTCGGGCCAAATTGTATTTAACACCGGACTTGATTGGCGACAATCAGCCAACGTTTGAGGACGAACTGACTTTGACATACGCTGGCGCAACCAGAGTCAGTCAAATTACAGACATTCGTACCTTTCAAGGCGGTCAAACGTACTTGTTTGTTCTTTTGGTGCGGTTCTAATGGGAAAACTTGCCGATCAAGTTGAGGCTTCAATCAACGCTGACCTTGACCAAGCGTTTAGAGAGTTTGTCAGGCTTGCTGTAAATGACCTGCCTGAAGTAAGTCCTGTTTACACGGGCTTTTTTGCGTCTAGTTGGAAAGCATCAAAGAGTCGTCCTCGCCCGACTCATGATGTGGAAAAGTACGAGCCTTGGGCGACAATTAAACAGTTAAAAAGCAAAGTAAAAAGCTATCCCGGTAGGATTGACCCAAGATTTGATCTTCCTTCGTTCACAAGTGATGACACTATTTATATCGGCAATACAGCTCGTTATGCACGGTACGCTTTGGAGCGCCCCAGCCAAATAGTTTCGTACCTAGCGGGCCTCAAGGCAGTGGCTCAAACGGTGTTTGCTGCAAAAGATGGCGTTACTCTAAGGATTGCGGGTAGCGGAACTGCTCGTGGTTCTAAGTACCAAAAAGTCTTATGACGTTAGTTGCCCCTAGAGCTGCTTTTGAGAAAGCAGTTACTGATGCCGTTGCAGCAGTCGATGCCTCCGTAAAGATGGTGTACGACAACGTAGGTTTTACGACACCTGGAAAAACCAAAAAATACGTTTTAATGTCAGTGTCGTACAGCCAAAGCACGATACAAACGCATGGTGCATCATCAGATTTTTACATTGGCGTTGTTCAATGCAATATCTACGTGCCTAAGAATGCTGGTACGTCAGTGCTTGCGACTATTGGGGAAGCAATTATTGACGGCTTGACCTCTGTGAACGCTACTGGCTATACAGATGCCTTCAGTTGCAATCCGCGTTCTCTTGAGATTTCCGGTCCTACGCCGTTAGAGATTGAAGACCGTTCCCACTTTATTGGATTAGTGTCTTGTCAGTTTAGTGCTGTAGCATAGGACAGTAATGAAAACCAGATCTTCTCCTATGCGGGCATCAGAGCTTCTCCGAAACAAGTTTGGCGTTAGTCAGCTGTATAAATACGAGGTCAAGAAAGACGAAGAAGTTGTATTGGAAATTTTTTGGCATCCTTTGACTATTAGCGAGCGCGAATCAATTCAAAAAAAGTCAGGCAGTGATGATGCTACCGAGTTTGCCCTCGATTTAATGCTTCAGAAAGCCTTAGATTCTGATGGCAAACGTATTTTTCAAGATGGCGAAAAAGCTGTTTTGAAAAATGCAGTTGAAGCTGCAGTGCTTCAAGAGATTCAACTCGCAATGCTGTCTTCCGGCGCAGAAAACAAGGTGGAGGAAGCGAAGGCAGATCTTAAAAGCGCAGCCTGATTGGCTATTCCTGTTTCATCTGGCTAAAGAGCTAGGCATGACCGTTGCCACGCTTTCTAAAGAGCTGACACAGGAAGAGCTTATTGCTTGGGCGGCATTTTTTGAGATTAAACAAGAGGAAGAAGAAAAGTCGATGCAGCAAGCTAGAACCTCCAGCAAAGCGCAGACTATGGGGTCACGCTAAGCTAGGGTTGGTGTTGTTTGGTGCGGGACTTCGGTGCAGGATATCTCGCTTGCTGTAAAGGTAGACAAAAGGCAGGTAAAGGATCTCAGCAGGCTTGTCGGTCAAGTAGAAAAGCTGGTCCGCTCTTTAAATAAAACTAAAATCAACCTAGATACCACAAAGGCATCTAGATCTTTAAAGCAACTTGCTGCGGATGCAGATAAGGCTGCGGCTAGTTTAGTAAATATTGCGACTGGTGCGACTAAAGGGGGAGAACAATTTTCAAACTCTCTGGCAAAACTTGCTGAGCAACAGGCAAGGATTCGTCGTTCATTCTTGGCTGCTAACGATCCAATCCGTCAACAACAGGTTGGAGTAGGTCTGCTTACCGCTCAATACAAGCAATTAAGGATTGAGGGTCGTGCTCTGGCTTCTGCGGGAGCAGATATCTTTGGCAAGACTCTTACTGACAGAGGTGGAGTAGGTGATCTTTCTAAGCGTTTAAAAGAATTAAAGGCACTACCTAAAACGTTCGCTGGGACGGGGCAAGCACTGAAAGAAATTGATTTTCTTTTAAACAATGCTGTTGCAGATAGTGAAGAATTTAAAATGCTTATTAAAGCGCAAAATCAAGCACTTTTAGAGCAAAAAAATATTCGCACCGCGTTAAATATAGAAGCAAAATTTGGAGAGCGCATGGCTGCTCTTCCAAAAGCTGTTGCTACCACACAGTTTGCTCCTGGGGCTGTTGGCCCTCAACCTTTTATCGGCCCCGCTTTGCCTCCCAAAACGGTTAAGGCAACAAAGGATGTTGCTACTAATTTACGTAGCAGCAAGTCTGATATTAATGAAGTCCTAGGGATTGCCACTAAGCTTCAACGCCATGTGCTTAATATTGCTTCGCAGGCTGATAGAGCAGCTAAAGCCCAAGCACGTTTCAAGCAAAAATTCAAAGAAAGCCTTCAACTGGGTATTGGTTTTCCTTTACTCTTTGGAGGGGGACCGGGGTCTATTGCTGGCGGAGCTATAGGTGCATTATCGGGCGGAGGATTTGGAGGTCAAATTCTTGGCAGCGCAATCGGCCAGCAAATTGAACAGTTAATTAACGGTGTTTCAGAGGTTGGCGCTGCGATTGAAACTATAGACGTTGAAAAACTACGAAGTGCTGGGGTGCGTATAACTGCAGAGCTAAAAGAACAGGTTGAATTATTGCGTGAGTCTGGAGACTTGGTGGAGGCACGCGCAGCCTTAGAGGAAGTTGTTTTTGAGCAAACTGGAGCACTTCCTGGCGTCACTCAAGATATATCAAATGCAGTAAATCTGTTAGCGGCTGCGGGCAAAGAGTTTGCTTTAGCTTTTGGGACAACTTTGGGAATACTTGGTGCCCCACTTATAGCTTTGCTGGCTCTTATAACAAAAGTGGTAACCGATCTTCTCAAGGGATTTAACCTAATATTTAGTTTAATTGGAACAGGGTTTAAGATTGCAGGAACTAAAGTTTTAGAGTTTGCTAATGTTGACGTTAAGGCATTGGAAGAGGCTTTAAAAAATGTAAACGGACAGCTCGACGAGGTAGAAGACAGAAGGTTTGAAACTACACGAGCAAGTGTTTTAGAAATGACTTCCGTGCTGGACGAAACAAATTTAACAAAACGCCTTGTAATAGAAAAAGGTTTTAACTCAAAAGTAGAAAATCTTCGCTTAAAGCTCGGGCAAAAACTTATAGAGATAGACAAAAAAACACGTAAAGACCTTGGTCTTGCCGATGAGTCTTCAGACGAAACTCTTAAAAACGCAAAAAAGGTAGCAGAAAGTTTGGAGATGGCAAAAGTTCAAAGACAGATAAATGTTCTTCGCGCTGCAGACCTTAATACTGCACAAAGCCTTGAGAGACAGTTTCAGCTCGAAGTTGACAATCGCAGTGCTGTAAATCAACTAGAAATTGATAGAAACAAAATTATCAGTAAGTACGAAGAACGAATAAGAAGAATTAATAAACTTGGCGACACAGAAGCTGCTAGATCTGCTGAAAGGCTTGCCAATCAGCAGGCATTAACAGCTCTTGCTGACGCAGAAGCGAATGCGCGAGTTCGTGGAGCGCAAGCATCTAAAAAGTTTTTAGATCAACAAGCAGGCTTTGAGCTTGAACTTAAAAGTATCGAGGCAAATACTTTAGGCGCGTTTAGCGGCCCTTTCGGTGGTTCTCAGCGTACAGCACAGCTGGAGTCACTTACTTTATACGCTGAAGTTTTAAAAAAGAATAGAGAAATTATGGTAATGCAGGAAAAAGTTTCTGCAGGGACAGCATTTCAAGTTGAAGTGGATGATTTACAGGCCGCAAGAGATCAGTATATTTCTTATACCCAGAAAATTATTGATGCAAAAGTCGCGCAACAACAGTTTAACGAAGCACTTGCTTTAACCCAACCGGTAACTGATAGTTTATTCGACAGCCTTATGGCAGTTGCGGAGGGAACAAAAACCGCACAGGAGGCATTTGCTGATTTCCTTCGCAGCATTGCATCAATGTTGGCTGATGCGGCCAAGCAGATGATTGCGACGTATATCGCTATCGGCATTGCTCGGATGTTTGCGGGTGTTCCTGGGGCAAAATCCGCTCCAGCCCCAGATATTCAAACAGGTGCCGGTTTTGGCCTACCTGGCGAAATAATGGTTGGTGGGATGAGGACTGCTGCCAGCGGTAAAGGAACGCTGATGAATCAACCGTATTTAGTTGGAGAACGTGGTCCTGAGCTGTTTGTGCCAAGAAACAATGGGACTATTGTTCCAAATCACCAAGTGGGCGGTGGCGCTAGTGTGACTGTGAACGTTGATGCTTCTGGCTCTTCTGTTGAGGGTGACGGTCCAAACGCTTCGCAACTTGGCAGAGTGATTGGCGCTGCTGTTCAAGCTGAGCTAATCAAGCAAAAACGACCTGGAGGCTTGTTAACCCGCTAATGGCTGTATTCCCTTCAATTACACCGACCTATAGCGTGCAAAAAAGCAGCGCCCCTGTGGTGCGGAAAGTGCAGTTTGGTGATGGCTACGAAGCCAGGTTGACGTTCGGGCTGAATCAAAACCCCAAAATTTACAACCTGACGTTTGAGGTGTCTGAGGCTGATTCCGACACTATCGAAACGTTCTTGGATGCACGGGCTGATGACAATGCAAGTTTTGATTTTACGCCGCCTGGGGAAAGCACCAGCTCAAAATTTGTTTGTGAAC